TGTTTATAACGATCCCACAGCACTTCACGGTGCCGCCAATATCGGTCATGTCCCCCGATTAATATTACAAGTAAGCACATATGATCAGTAACATAGCAATTACCGGTATCAATCAATTCAAACAATCTGCGGTTGATGCTCTACATCAAGCTATTGTAGATGTTGATGGAATTGAATTACTACCAACTGTGAGTTTATGCCATCATTGTCACAGTCATGTTCCAGCTTGGCGTTATCATCGAGATAACAAAGTTTATATTGTCAAACACTGTGCTACTCACGGTATCAGTCATCACATGATCGAAAGTGACTACGAATTTTATAGTGGTATCTATTATACTCAGGACAATCCTAGATATAATTTCAATGGTGGAGTATTGATCGAAGCCAGCGATCGGTGCAATTTAGAATGTCCACATTGTTATCATTTACCAGATAATAAAATCGTAGATCAATCAATTGAAACTCTCCTAGACCAAATACGTAAATTACCACTGGGTGTTGATCAGGTAAATCGCATTATATTATCTGGGGCAGAGGCCACACTGCGCCCAGACTTCGCAGAATTGGTCACTTCTATAAAATCTCTGCATCCTGCTATATCGGTGACTGTTATGACCAATGGCATACAGTTCGGTAATCATGATTTTGTAAAACAAGTCAAGACCTCAGGACTAGATGGTGTTAACATCGGGTTAAATCATCCCGAATATATCGATCATCATGTGGTTAGACGCAAACAGATTGCTGCCATAGAAAACATGCATATAGAGAATATACCAATAAGTTATATTTCATATACTATGATCAGTCTAGATGAAGTGCATGACATCATGACTGAGATCTGTAGCAATTATTGGCAAGCCAAAAACTTTAGAATACGCTATGGCAGTGATATTGGCCGCAATCCTGGTCAAGAGCGTATCTTTGTCAGCGATGTTTATAAAGCCATTGAGACTTGGTGTAGGAACAACGATAAATCTTTTGATAGAATCATAGAAGCAGACAATAACATCTATCATATCATGGCTCGGATTGAAAATAAAGATATTAGAATCATACAATGGTGTGATGAAACTGACATTGACATGGAAGAATTGCGTTCAGGGCCGTGGTGCGATTTCGTTCCTGACGGTGTTACTAACTTCTTACATCAGATTATTCGTAGAGATGTTTGGAAAAACCAAGGATTAATATTGCCCGATACTCCGCCCGACAGATATAAATTTAATAATAATCCACACAATACTCCGCTGGATCTATTAAATCTATCCTGGAGTTCCAATAATCATGAACCTCTTGTATAGAGGCAATTCTAATTCGCCTGCCCATATCACATTAATGTGACACTGTTGTTTGAATTCTTCTAGACTCTTTGCTGTTCTAACGTGTTCTGGAATATCATAATTATTACTCTGCAATACCAATAGGCTGTTGTGTGGCATTCCACTTATCCATAGGTCATATTGATCCTGTGTAATATGTTCGCAACTGGTATTGATGACAACATCTGCGTCACTGCGAATAGCACACATGTCTGCGGTAACTGCTCTGAATCTACCAGCCATATGCTCTATTTTGTTTATTGTGTTTGCAATTTCCTCACAGGCCGGGTCAATATCAACACTTCGAATATGAGTGGCTATTATATTTGATTGAAATATCAAACTGGCCAATACTCCGTTCCACCCCCCATGAATATCTATAGATACTACCTTATTAATTTGTTTTCTTAGATTTTGAATCAACCAGATTTTACTATTGATCTGCCCTTTCCAGAAACTTTCTAAAGTTCTGTGTGGATCTGGACTATTCCTAATAGCATCCATCCAAAATAAAATATGGTCAGAATCTAGATTCATAATTTTAATTTATCTGCAATAATTTCAGCAGTGATTTCAGCACTGCGATGACCGGGGTGTGCAACATCTCTACCTTGATCTACATGGCTTAACATGTCGCACTCCAGAGCTTCGGCTGTGGCTCCAAATGAGCTGGCTTCATAGTATTTGGTTTTATCTTTCCATAATTGTTTGCTGATCAGTTGACACATCAATGCATTAGTTACAGCGTGTGACGCATTCTGCGTCCATGCCCGATTATAAGGATCCTCAATATTCCATGATCCGTAATTTATAATATCACCATCTGCAAAATATGTGCATCGATCTAATCCTGTCCAGAATTGTACCACTGCTTTGGGTGTGGGATAATTTTTATGAAGAATCGCTGAATTGTACAATGAAAACATCATAGACGTTCCGGGAGACCCCATATTAACTGCAGGTATACCTGTTTGCCTATAAAATGCTGCATCGATAGTTTCACTGTCATCAAGACCAATTCCAAATACCATTGAGCAACCAAATATTACCACGCTTTCACTCCAATTGATTTCTTCAAAAGGTTTGGTTCTATAATATTGAGAATTTAATGTATAGTTAACCGGACGAGTTCGATATCTCCAATCGGAGGGCTGTATCTTTAAATTTTTTCTAAGAGCAACAAGATCATCAGTTCCCATATATTGACGAGTCAATCCGAGGCTATTAGGCCCTTGAGCTTTAACCAAAAATTTATTTTCTTTAATAGATGATACAGTATCGATCATTTATTTTTTGGTATCTTAGAATCGGCTGAACTTACACAGCTAGGTGTCACACATATTTTTGGTTCTGTAAACAAATTAAATCCTTTGTTGAGGGTACCTAGCGGCACATCATGACAACTGTATGATCTCTTAACCTCATTACCTCTTATTATAACACTTTGATATCCACTATTGCAACTCCAATGTTGAAATTTATTAAATCCAAAAGCATTAAATCGTTCTGCTTGATCAAATAGATATTCTGTATTGTCTGCATCATATAATGCAATTTGATAAACATCATCGCCGTTGGCACGTTGTGGAAACCCAGTTTGCATTAAATCGATCATTTCCTCAGTGTAGCCATCTACAATGTTACTGGCTGTGGGATCACTCTGCGGCTTAAGAGTCACGTTAATTCCACGTTCGTGAAATCTCACACAGCGAGCATACAGTTCGTCAAACTTCTCTGGCACCATAACTTGATTGATAGTAACATGTACTAGTTCGTACTGCAACTGTAAACACTTGTCGCCAAATTCTTGTTCCTTGGCAAACTCATCATGAAAGCTGGCTGTGATACTACGGCGTTGTAACATCTCAGTGTTCTTACACCATGTGTTCCACCATTTGCTACCGGGCGACAAATTAGTAGTCATATGAATACTTTGATATGTACTTTCAGTTTCATCTAGGTGCTTGACTAGCTCTAGAAGTTGTCGAAAGGCAGTAGGCTCGCCGCCTGAGAAACTCCAATGGAATTCTGTGAATCCATTTTCACGAGCCTGTCGCTTGATTTCATCTACTGTATTTTTATAAACATCCAAACTTTGGTAATCCTGTTTGTCACTGCGAGCATACGGCCAACAATAGGAACAGTTATAGTTACAGAAGCGGCCCAAAATCCAACTGGTGGAGAATAGTGGACGGCTCAACATTGTGCGTTGTCCAAAGCGTACGATATCTTGGAATGGAATTTTTTGAAAATTGATTGTCATAAACTAGTCATATTTAACCGCAAATAAGGTTGCGTCTGTAGAAACGAGAGTATATAATATACATGTGGTCGTGAGTGGAATGGCATACCTCCAGTCCGTTGTGAAACGCACCAGGGAACGGGGCAACGTCTTAGACACAGCCTTTGTAGGTTCGAATCCTACCGACCACACCAATTACTATTATAAGTAGTAGAACATAACTTAAGGAAAACATTATGTCAAACACAGTAGAACAATTAAAATCAGCATTTGAAAACTTTCTAGCGGAAGATGCAAAATTTGCCGCTGGCAACAACGCAGCAGGAACCCGTGCTCGTAAAGCACTTCAAGAAGTTGGTAAAGCAGTTAAAGCTCGTCGTAACGAAATCACAGTAGAAAAGAACGCTCGTAAAGAAGCTAAGGCAGCTTAAATGTCAGACAGTATCGATTTAAGTGACATCGATATAAACATCGGTGGGAGTGGTGGTACCGATACCATCACTCTCGATGCTGCAGGTTATCCTTCAGCTTATTACACCAATGGAATGACCGTGGGAGGAATTACTAGTGTTGGTTCGATTACTGTCCCACACACTATTTCAACTTCGGGCACCAACAGTTATACATATGGTGCTGGAACAGGTCATAACTGGAATACAGGAACAACCGATACTACTGTTCAAATCAATGCCGATGGTATGCAAATTAAAGAAGGCGGCGATATCACGATAGGTGGTAAGAGTCTAAGTGAAGCTATTAACAAAATCGAAGAACGTCTGGGCATACTAAATCCCAATCCTGAATTAGAAGAACGCTGGGACAGATTAAAAGAATTACGTAAGCAATATATAGAGATGGAAAGGGATCTTCTTGAAAAAGAGAAGATAATGAAAATTTTAAAGGAATCATAAATGAATGTTCGACTACTATCCTATAGTCAGCCCTCAGAGGAATTTGCAGATATTGGTGTCAAAGATGCACAGGAACTCATTGCGTATTGCGCCCGTGTCAGCAATCCTTCCAATCAACTCAACTCAGACACATCAGAAAAACTTATCAGATACTTGGTCAAACACCAACACTGGAGCCCACTCGAAATGGTCTCCGCCTGCATCGAAATCACAACTACCCGAGACATTGCCCGACAGATCTTGCGACACAGAAGTTTTAGTTTCCAAGAATTCAGTCAACGATATGCTGACCCTACTCAAGACCTCTCGTTTGTGGTTAGAGAAGCACGAAAGCAAGATCCAAAAAACAGACAGAACTCAATCGCATTGGAACCCACGCTCGGCGATGCGATGTTACAAGACCAATGGCGGGACAAGCAACTTGAACTTATCAAACTTGCAAAGGACACCTACGAATGGGCTGTCGATAAAGGCATAGCAAAAGAACAGGCTCGTTCTGTGCTACCAGAAGGTAATACAGTTAGTAAACTTTATATGAATGGTTCCTTGCGTTCTTGGGTACACTTCATACAACTACGTTCAGCCAATGGTACACAACTTGAACATCAATTAGTGGCCAAGGCCTGTGCCGAGGTGATCGCTAAGATATACCCGATGGCTACAGAATTTATTT